GTCCCCTACAGAAAGTGATGGCGGTGCAACAGGAATACTATTGATAATATTAGGATTTCTGTTCTTATTTTGTTCAAAATAAGATGTCGCAATCTCTCCTCCAACTTTCTTCGCTCCACCTGTTGCCGCATTAGCACCGATTGCCTGTACGATAGATGTTATCTGAGCCATCGCATCCGCACCATATTGGTCGGATAATGATTGGTATGTTTTTTGCAATTGATTCGGGTCGCCCAACGCTTGCAGTAAAAGATTAATCGCCTGATTGCGCTGTTGCTCACTCATCACTAACCGCTGAGTTTGTGCTGTTCGGTTAGCGTCCATAGCGTCACGATTTGCTTTAGCGATTACCGCCGCCGCTGTCGCTGACTGACCCATTCCGGAGATGCCAAAGTTTTGCGCCAGATTGGCTGTAGCGTTTGCTAAATCCCTTTGGGTGGCAGATGTGCTGGTTTGGTAATTTGCCTGCACAGCGGGACTGTAGGGGTCATTAACCTGCTTTTCTAAAGCCTTTAATATACCCGGACGATATTTATTTGTTTCCGCCTGTCGTGCCTCGGCTTCACGCCGTGCCTTATTTGCGTATTTGTTTGAACTTAATGCAGATGATACTGCTGATATTGCTGACGGTATTAACATCCACCATCCCATAATACACCTCCATTAGGTAGGATTCTGGTAACTGACCAGTATCCCCTCGTTGAAAACCATTTTACCAGATTTTCCGCCGGACGTATAAGGCGGAATTACAATTGTTGCTGAAACACCTTTTGGCAGTTCACGTGTTCGTTGCGACTGCTGTCGGGTTTTGTCGTCATCGCCTATCTTCGATTTTTCGCCGGGTACATATGGCATTATACTGAACTCCCACCAACGGCATAGTTGATTTCTATGCCGACAATTGTTACGTCAAAAAGCTTTGCTGGTGTAGCCTGAGTTCCACCATCAATAGAAAACTCCAGAGCGTTAACTTTATGTGTTGGAAACCGGAACGGAATCTGAACACAATACAAGTTCGCTGCGGTTTGCTCCGGAACAGTAACTGTTACTTTATCGGCAGCAACTGATGTTTTTGAACCGATAGCTATATCAAATGTCATTGCCTTAGCGGTTGCCGGAATGTCTAAAATAAGACTTGCGGATATTACCTGCTTGCGTTGCAATAACGGCTGTTCCCATCTTGCTGTTTCGTGATGGATAGCACTGAATGCTCCGGTGAACTTATCTTTAATCTCAAGAGTTGTTAATGCTGATGGCGTATTAATATTTGCTCCGATCGCATCGCCGGAATGCAACACAACAGTATGACCTGTGGAAATGCTTGATGTATTCCGTACCCACTTACCGCCAACATCAAACTGATAACGATAACTGTCGGCAGCAGATGCACCATCCGCAGGAAACGTGATTTCGTACCAATGCTTATCCGGATAGTACACAGCATAAGCATTCTGTTTCTGTGTGGCAGTCAAAGCACTGATGCGTTTGCGGATGCCTTTCAGTTCCACTATCTGCTCACCATTGAAAGAGTAAACGCTGTTATTGCCTAACCAGCATAATACTGAGTTTTCGCATAACTGTATACTTTCGTGGCTATCGCACCCGATGGTATCATCAACAGGTGACATACCGAAATTGGTTTGCCCGGGATCTCCGGATATTCTCCATACTCCACGATTCTTAAATGCGAATACAAAGCCGCCGTACATTCCCAAACCTGTTAGTGCTTCGCCGTTTCCAACATCTATCCATCCGCCCATTTCCGGAGGGGTGTCATCGAAGAATATGTCCGGACAATAATCAGCACGATTAATGCTTGATATGTAAATGCGGTTGTTTTTCGTATACCACATCCTGTTATGGTGTTCTGATATAATCTGACACCCTGCCGGAGGGCGGCTTGCATACGCCACCATAAATGGCTTGTTGTCCAAATTAATACCCAACATATGCACTGATGTTTTATCGGCTTCAATGCTTGTCAGTAACACGAAGTCTGGTGATGTCGGGGTCGATATATAAATGTTTGTATATTTCGCTGTTGCACTGGCTTCCAGATAAATAGTAAATCCGGATGTGGCACGATTAACATCAAAGGACATCTGCTCTGTCTGTCTGGATTCCACATAACCCATTTCGTCACGATAGATGTATGAATATCGCAGGTAATAAGTACCCTGAGTTATGGGATTCGTAGTAGCAGTGTCCAGTGATACAACAGGCTTTACTTTAGGTGGTTGATAATCATCAAGAGTATAAACGCTTTGAATCGTATTAGTGAAGAATTCCACTAATTGGACCCGATAATTTTCGCTGTCAACGACTGCTATTGTCCCATCATTTAATTGCTCTAATCCTAATGGGTTATTGAATTGTCCCGGTGCTGACCCATACGAACCGAAAAAGTAATAACTGTCATCAGCAAGAGTATATTTGCCAACACGATGGTTCTGATTATCGGTTAAGTAAACATATGCATTATCATTTGACAACAGTAATCCTGCAATTTTAGTTGTCGTATCAGTAATAGTAAAAGTTTTAATTGTTGCACCAGTCGTTAAATTAAACTGATAGAAAACGTTATTTCCTGTACTGTAATATCCAATACCATTTTTTACAGTCATCACTGTAGCGTTATTATTAGCCAATGTACACAATAAAGAATTATCTTTAAATGTGACAGTATATACACCAGAACCAGATTTTTCTAATTGAGTAATATAAACACGGCTTGCTCCGGAACTGGTATGAACACCTAACACATAATAAAACGCAGAATCATAACTAATAGATGTACACGTTACGCCTGACGCTAAATTTGCTGTAGGACTGTACTCACCATTTCCATGACACCATAAAGCAGAATCTGTAATCGTGGTATTTACTACAATGTTATTTGTATCACCATAAAAAATACCAATAGTCGCTCCACCTATATTTGTAGCAGGAGTTACAGATGAAACGGAATTTGATAAAAGTCGTGGATAATATCTGCTGAAATATGTGTAATCATAATACAAAGCTTCCGATGTGACCATATCTGTCGAATATACAACACCATTTAACTGGTAATATATTTGTCCGGAATTATCAATATATAATCTGGCGTATATATTAGAAGAATTGCTTATTTTATAACTGGTTGGAGTTATAGGTGTCGTGGTTGTTTCATCAAACTTAAACTTATAAATGTATGTATCAGTTCCCGGTACGTACACATAAATTAAATATATCCATCCACCATGTTCTTGAATACAATAATTAACATTGTTGACACCCAAATCATTATAGTGACTTGTTGCCACGTCATAAACTTTTCCATCAACTCCAGCATTAATAGCATATCTTGTGTTATCTGCTTGTACTTCAGTTGCTAAGTCAAGCAATGGAGGTTTGTATATCAAGTCATTATATTCTTGAATTCTAATGTTAGGAGATGCGTCTAAGTTATACGGCTTTCCAACAACTGCTATATGTTCGACACCTGATTCCATAACACTTTTAACAGCAATGGGAACCTGATTGTTTTTATACGAAGGCGAATTAGCCGCCGGTAAATACCCGGCACCTGGTGCTAAATCTCCCGGCGAAGATGACACGGCGTTTTTCAGTGGTGTTCCAAATATTTTTTTTACACGTGCTGTCCCATCAACAAAATACATACCGCCATTTAACTCAGCGGCACGAATGGGATTAGCATGGTTAAGATTAATATCGCAGTCCAACTTTGATGTGGAAAACTTCATGGCATCGCTGTTGGTTATCATAATGTCTGATGTTGTTCCGGATGCATTAGCAGTGTATAACACTAACCTCTTGCCACCAGTCACTGTATCGTAATCAGTGCGAGTTTCGTAATGCTCCCACAATCTAACCTTTGTGCCACCACTGGTGATGGTAGCCGTTTCCCTTGCGACATCTGACTTTACCATCTTTGCTCCGGATGGTGTCAGCAGAACGTTCGCATTCTCCCAACAATCGTCATCACCTAATAACGAACGGCTATCGGTATCAAGATTGATACCTTTGTTAAACGTTATCACTTTTCCGATGTTGTTGTTCTTAGGCATAAATTGTCTGAGTCCTCTGGATGTCGCAAGCTTCATTCCATAATGACATTGCCGCTTGCGCCCTCGCAACACACGCAGGATCATCTGCAAGGATAGTCATTCCTATACGACCGACCGCATAGAATATCGGTGCTTCTTCTACTTCCGGACGCAACACGAAAGATGACGCTCCGGAGGTGAGGACACCATACATACCTGTTCCCGGTGTGGCAACAGGGAAACATCGGATATTGAGTATCAGCGAATGAGTTGTGGTGATTTCTGTGGTGACATCGGTGATGATTGTTTCTACCGCAGGAACTGTCGGACACGGCAGCAGGATGATAGATGGAACTGATGACGATGTGCTTGCCGACTGTTTTGAAACCCATGCGTATGTTGCCGGACCTGTATAGTTATTCTTTAAATAAGCTAATCCAAAATTGCTGATGGCTTCGGCTTCAGTAATAAACGTTATGTCACGATACTGATATGTAAACGTGGGTGTGCCACCATCTATTTTTGTCTGGATAGTTGTCTTATACACAATCCCTTTGATAGTTATCAAATCTTTAGGCAAGGCGTATTCCGCTGTTCCGGATACGATAGCGATGGTATCTTCACGATTAAGACAGTTGGTTTCCCGGCAAAACCTTGCGTAGCCATCGTTCAGATAACGCTCAACCATAGTTGAAGTCAAATGACTGTTATTAGTCGATGGCTCTTTAAGCATTTCGTATACTCTTGCTGTTGCATCTGTTAATGTCATTTCTTATCCCCTCACATAAATATAATCTGCGGTACAAACGCTGATACAACTGGTGCATCTGATTTTAAAACAAAATGTTGGTATGCATACCCAGTGTCCAGATATGCAGGATTATTACCTGTTGCGTATGTACCTGTTATACCAGATAAATTATTAGGATATTTTCTTACTGCACCTCCATCTGTGGCTGATACCCAAACATTATCGTCACTATCTATAGCAACACCCAACGCACCAACAGAACCATAAACTGCAACTTCTGTTCCGGAACTATTAAGTTTAATAATACTTCCGTGGGTATAGTTAGTTACAAACATATTATTATTTGAATCAAGTGCTATAGCGAAACACCCTGCTCTTGTAGTATAAGATTCCATTACAGCACCAGTTGCGCCATTGATTTTGCGTACACGGTCGGCACCAAAACAACATATTAAAATATTGCCGTCTAAGTCAGCACATAACTGTTTAGGAGAGTCACCAGCAGTTAAGGCGAAGGTAGTCACTGTTCCATTAGCCACTGTTATCCTTGATACGCTATTGCTTGTTGAATTAGTACACCACACGTAACCATTGCAATCTGCTGTTATACCATACGCAAAAGTTTCAACAGTATATGTAGCAAGAACTGTACCATCAGTATCGATTTTAGTTACAGTATTGCCTGTTCCATCACCACCATTAGCTGTCCATATTTTTCCGTCTTTATCAAGACAGCACGAAAATGCTGCAGGTAAAGAGTTATTATAAGTCCATAAACTTCCTAAGTCTAATGTCGCTTTATAAAGATAACCATTTAAACCGACTGACCACACATAGCCGTTAATGTCTACAGCAGTTCCGATAGCGTTTGTCATTGTGCGGTCTGCGACAAAACTACCATCAGCTTTGTTTAACTGTCGTACAATATTACCTGTATAGCATGGCACATAAATATGTGGTGTAACAATAGCCATTATTTATACTCCAATACTACCCTTAAACCTTTGGGAGCAGTAGTTGATACGCCAGTCACATAAATCTTAATCAAGTCGTTTGTCGCCACGTCATCATAAGACGCATTTACAGTTCCAACAGTAGCAAGAGTGTCTCCACTTGCAATGGAAATAGCAGTTGATAAGGCATCATTGCTTGCATACTTAGTCATATTCCGGACTTGTATCGTTGTCGCATTAGTTGTCCCTGCGGTAGTCACATCAGCTATAGCACGTTGCAATGTCATTCCATTATAATTAGATGGAATACGGACATACGCTATCTGACTTGCCACATCTGTATCATCAGCAACTAACTGAACCTGAAATGATTCGTTTCGTATAGCAGGATATAACGTATCTGTATACGCTTTTATAGTAGCTTTGACATTAGCCCATGTAACCTTTTTTAGTTTGCTACTATCGGCACTGTCTACAATAGCAATAGTATCTGCGTCAACAGGAGTTGTCTTCGCTGTTGCGCTTTTCATTAGTACATCTAATTTTGTCTTTTCCATTACATTACCCCTTACGATTCAAAACCTTTAATATTTGATTTCAGCACATCAGCTAACTGATAGTATCCATATCGTGTCGGATGAAGTCCATCATTATATTTCATAACACTTGATACGTTTCTTATATTAGGTGTCGATAGTTCTTGTGTAAAATTATTAATAGTATCTAAATTAATATGATATGGTAACGCATATACATTAGTAAAAGAGTTTGAATTAAGATAACTTAAAATAGATTCATTTAATAAATATCTATTTCTTGCATACCTCTTTTGAGTTAATCCATTATTATAATTATCTCCAAACGCTTCCTGATAATAACACGGTGCAATAGTCATTAATACGCCAATTTTTAAATTAGCATTATATGCTTTAATGTTATTTATTAACGCTAACAAATTGCTATTGTATGTTGTTAAAACAGGATATAAAGTTGCATCTGTATTATAACCTGTTATATCATTAATACCGGTATGAATATATACCCAATCATTATCATTTAAAGTAAAAGAATTATCAGACATATATTTTGTAAAGTTTAACGCTCCATTTCTAAAGAAAAAGTTTAATTTTATAGATGCGTCTACATTACTTGTATACGTAACTGTAGCACTACCTGTAATAGCATAGCCTCCTTCTGCTGTTAACGTAATAACTCCGTCACCAGTCCTACTTCCAGAAGCAACCTTGGTTGTATATGTAGCGTCTTTATAAACTCCAAGAGTTCTTGTTGTTCCGCTATTAGTTAATCGTAAATATATAATTCCTAATTCCGTTGTATCATTTATTGTAAAGTTATCAAAAGTATAATTAGTTATAGATGTTCCAACGTTTGTTGCTACACCTGTATTGTTTACATAATATGATAATCTCCAACCGCTTCTTCCTTCGTGATTAACTGTTCTTGAATATCCATCTGAATCCCAATTAGCCGTTACTATAGAACCAACAGTATTAATATCCATTACATCAGCAGTAGAACCAGATGCAGGTGAAGCACGATTATACTTAAACAAATTAACTAATTCTGCTAATACATAACCATTTGCTGTAGTAGAATCACCAATCATCATTATATTTTTAGTTACACCATTCCCTACACTTAACGCTTTTGTAACAACAGTGCAAGTTATTTTCTTAATTAATACTTCATTATAATATATATCTAAAGTCCACGTAACACTCCCAGCATCACTGACAGTAGGTGTATATGTCCAACGATTATCTTCCTGCTTTCCTTTTGTACAAGTAACATCAAAACGATATTCTAAACCTAAGTCAAAAACATCGGTAGACATTCTTAAAAAAGAATCCCAGTATATATTTAATTCTCTACCTTCTAATGCGTATATTGTGGAAGGTAAACAATGGTTTACCACTGTCCTGTCATCAGGATAAAGACTATAATTATACATTTCGCTACCTTCTAAAAATAATGGTTTTCTCATTTCAAAACCTTTTGTTATAGGGGCAGTTTCCCACCCCTATAGATTAGTTGCGTTCACAGGTCAACTCTACGCTAAACTGTTGTCCGCTTGTCGGTGTTGTCGTTCCAGTCATTAACTGCAACACACCATAGATGTTCATATCAGCAACCTGATTATATGCAAATGTTCCGGTCCATTCTGACATGGCACACGCTGTCCCTACCGCTTGCATAACAGGCATATCAATAAAACCTATTTCATTGCCTGTGTCAGTGATATTTAATGCGGCGTTGTCAACAGCAACAGAATATGAACTTGATTTGAAAAGCCATATTCTGCACTGTGCCAGAAATAACGGATTGTTTGTTTTGAGCAGTACCTTAGTGATATAACCACTGCCGCCTGTGTTGCTCGATGCCAAAAAGGTCAACAAAGTTGTTGCTGTCTTTGAATTAGTTATGGCATCACCCGGAGTATAATCTACTACAGGTGACTCGGTCGGACGGCTAAAGGTTGCTCTCGTTACATTTTGTTCACCGAATGGCATTTTACACCGCCTTTAAACGTTATAAGTCATTGTGCAATCGCTTGCATTAGATACGTACCATTTTGTACCATCGCAAAAGATTCTGGCTACTGCTCCTATCTTTTCACTGGAAGTCTTAAACTCACAGGAAACTATAGCGGCACTACCTTTAGCAACTAACTCACCAGCGGTCTGCGGAGATATGGTAATATCGTTATCTTGCGTATTAATAACAGTAAAACAAACACCTTTTCTGGCAGAAGCCATTGTCGGTAATACTAATGTTCTTGCACCATTATACGACAATGTTATAACCGCATTAGCAACAGTATTATTTATAGTTGTAGATTGTGTGGCATAATCTAATATCTGCGAATACAAAATAGGCTGTGATACAGAATTACCAATTTGAGTTAACAACATAGCACCAGTACTTGCATTATATGTTGCACCTGCATCAGTTTTTGGTGCAAGGTTTCCGGTTGCATCTTCAAACAACGCAACATAACAAGTGGTATCAGTGGTATCGGCAACAACAACCTGAGTAGCAGCACCAGTTAACGCACCAACGAAAGTTGTTGCGGTACAAACACCGCCGACAAAGGTTACGCCTTCGATAGTGATGTTCTTTCCAGTGTATGCGTTAATTGTGCTGTTAGCGTTAGTCAACGCTGTTATGGTAGTTCCATCAACTTCCCAGTGACCATCAAGAACGATGTCCTGTCCGGCTAAAGGAGTGATGTTGATATCTCCAGAGGTAGATGATATTGTATTGCCGTCCAGCAAAATGTTGTCCACAGCCACTTTTTCGGTCAGCAATTCATCGCACTGGAGTTTTGTGAAAAATGTATAATCGATTTGTCTTGCCATTTTTTTTACTCCGAAAATAAATAAGGGGAGAGTATTTCGTCTCCCCTTAAGTTTAGTTAGTTAAACACCGGTAGATCCGACCCATCCACGCCAGTCTTTCGCTCCAACCTGGAAACCGAAGATTGCGTCATGGATAGTACTCTTTAAGTTGTTATCCTTGTACATCGTCTGTTCCAACGGCTGGGAAACCTTGCAGATAGTCTTGGTGTCGGCGGCTTTTACAAACCATGCGTGGGAATCGTCTAACCACGGACATACAACTGGCTTGATGCCTTTCTTCGCTAAAGCGTTCGGGGTGTTGTTGCCAGTGTCTGGTCGCCATCCGGCGTGACCGAGAACTTCATCGGCGATGAACTGCATATCAGTTGGGACCCACAGTTCAGCGGCTTTGTAATTCATCTTGTTGCCACGATCATCCTTGGTGTTTTCCAACAGGTTAACGGCTGTCTGTAAGGATGTTACGGATAATGCGCCGGTTGTTAAGTTGGAGCAGGTTAAACCATTCAGAAGTTTGTGTGCTGCGGAGAAGAAGTATACATTATCTGTTGCGTTCCAGACAGTTGTAAACCCTTCGTTCAGATAAGAGAACGCAAATTTCTGTCGGGTGATTTGAGCCTGTTTAGCCAGTGACGAAACCATGTCCGCCATGACTTCCCGGTATTGCAGAAATTTCATGAACTTCCATGAGAAGGCGATACCATCTCTCCAGAACTTCTGAACCAGAGTGGTTGCGTACATCATATCGATGTTCTGTAACCGCTGACCTGATTCGCCATCCCAGTCATGGAAGTCGGTTAACCCGGCGAATCCCTGTGATGTTTCCTGTATCATGTCGGTGTTAGACACTTTAAAGGCACGAGGAATCCAGTCTTCCACTGAGTCCACTTCGGTGATGAATAAATCAGCGAGGGATTTCAAATACAATGGAATCGGCAGGGTTCCGGCAGGAGTTGACACTCCAGTAGTGAACTGATTATAAGTTGTTGGTCCAAGTGCTGGCATTGTGTTATCCTCCTACTAAGTTTTGGTTTGCACCGGAAACAGGCTTAACCCATGCTTTTTTAGTGTTGTTAGGGTCAAGTGCTGAAATGAATAAAATGTCGTATCCTGCCTCGTTATCATTGAGGACAGCATCGCCGGAGGTAACTGTTATTCCAGAAGGAACACCAACATTGCCCTGACCGACTGCATTTTCAGTTTCGATGAGTATCTCTACTCCATCAAGAAACGGAAGAAATGTAATAGGGGAATCTTCAGCAGCACCGGCGTTAAGACCAATGCCGATTACTTTAACGCCATTAGTAGCTACTTCTTTTAACTTTCCGTTAGTTTCGAGGTAGAGTAAGGCATTTGCGTGGGTAGCACCATAAGCAACACCATTCATGGTTGCTGGCATACCGGTTCCAGTCGTAGTTCGTACTTCGTATATCATGGGATTTCCTCACGATACAGTGGAAATAATCAGACCGGATCCGGTATGTAAAAGATTTACCAGAAAGAAGGATTCTGATTATTCAATTTTTATGGACGCTTGCGGCGAAGTAACTACATCACCAAAACCTCTGGTGTCTATTCGGGAAACCATTTCATTACGCCCCTCTCGGAGTGTATTGTTTTTTTCTGCTTCTCGTTTTTTAGCTACATATGCCATGCGAGCATCACAATGCTTTTGTGTTTCCACTGCCAGAACACAATCAGCATAACGTGCCATTCCATCGGGTCCACGTGTTATCATGGACATATTCTCGATGTAGTTTGGCGCATCCTGATACTTTAGATACACTACATCATTTCTGGAATACAAAGCCATCGCGCCTGGTGTAGCCATAACAGGTGTTACGACATAGCCGGGTTTAGCAATTATGGGATGTTTTCCATCAACTGATGGTGGTGCAAATTCATCGCTCAACAATAACGAGTCCTGAGGAGCAGGAGTGTTCGTGTCTTCTGTAATAACGGCGATGGTTTCTTTTTCTTCGATTTTTGCTTCGATCTGAGTCGGTTGTACCGGCTCCATAGCTGGAGGTGGCGGTACTGGGGGTAACCCAGATTTTGGTTTTTCTGCTGGTTTCGGAGTCGGCTTCTTAACGGTTTCCGGTTGCAGGGCGTTAAGCTTGGACGAGTCCTTGATTAATTCTGTTGGTATTTTAGGCATATCATTTCCTTTTTGTCAATAGACAATAATTATTTTTTCGCAGTATTTTTTAATACTGATTTGACAGCTTGCTCTTCTGTCCAGTTGAACTGGCTCATTAACTGTTGAGCATAAGCACGGAGAGTAGGATTTAAGTCAGCGGCGGTGGTAGGATTACTGCCTTTACCGGCAACTGACGTGGGCGGTACATCCGGAGTGCCGGGTTTACCTTTTGCCCTATTCTGATAGTATGACCCGATAGCCATCTGATGGGCGGCTTCAGCCAACTTCGTTTTTGTTTGTGGGTCGATACCCAGCCATGCGTCATCACTGATGCCCAATTTATTCAACTCGGCTTTCATTGCTACCGCTGTTATTCTGGCATCTTTGCCGGGAACTAACTGTTCTATTTCCCGACCAATGATGTCAACACCAACTGTCTGGTAAACCTGCGGAAGTGCCGATTTGATAGCGGCATCAACACGTTGCTGAATAATGCGGTCCTGATAAACGGCATCGTCCCACGCTTTCTGCTGTGCTGTTTCGTGGTCGTAGTTCTGTTCTACTAACTCGTAATACCGCTTTGAATAATCATCTTTAACTCTGGCGTATATCTGGTCACGGCTCTCGCCTGATGCCATCATACCTGCGTCCGGAGTCAATCCTGTTTGTTCTGCGGCGGCAGTAGTCGGATTAATCTTTCCCTGCTGTAATCGGGTAGTATAAGCTTGAAGTTCTTTGTAGCCACGCTCCAGTTCCGCAACTGAGCGATACTTATCCGCAAGCAATCTGTCCTGTCCGGCAGGTGCGATAGGATTTTCATCCACATCCGCATCCGCATCACTGTCGTCACCACCACCAGTAAAGTCGTCATCTGAACCACCTGTTTCTTCATCACCTCGCAGTGAATCAGGAACTAAGTCATCCATGTCCGAATCTTCAACGTCTATGTTGCCATCAGGCACAAGATCGCTGTAATCCGTGAAGTCATCAATAGGATTGGTCATCATCTTCCCCCTTTGTTATATGGTTTTTATCGCCCATTTCGTATTGCAGTTCCGCTATCCGTTTTGCCGGATATTCGATAACTGCCAATATAGCTTTGGCTTCTGCTATGCGTTCTATGTGCTTTGCGAATTCCGCCTTATCTCCTATAAGTGACGAGATATCCGCTGTGCATATTTCCTGTTGCAGGTGCTTTAGTCGTTTGTGTTGTTCAAGAACGAGATTACTCCATCCGGCGTTTTTAATTAAACCCATCAGAGTATTCATTTCTGTTCGCTTTTCTTGACTCATATAGTTTAAATACCTTCTTCCACGTTAGGACCCGAACGATGCTCAGGGTCATTAACTGTTTCTGGCGGCGGCGGTGTAACGCCTTCCGGCAATGGTGCTGAACCAGGACCACCTTCACCGCCTGACAGGTCAAACTCTGACATATCAGCACCCGATGCTCCCGGAGGAACAACTCCTTGTGACTGTGCTAATGCTGCGGCAGCCTGTTCCTGTTGACGCTTAAACATTTCTATGGATTCTTCTTCAGTGCCGATATAGCGTTCCGGAGTCAAACCTTTGGATTTAATCAAGTCGTACGTCAGGTTATAAACATATTTGGGATTCTGGGCAACCAGCGGAGATCCGATTAACTGATAGATTTCCTGCACTGACTGGTTATAGCGTTCTTTAGATGCGGTAGTTGTGCCGCCGCCGGTGCAGAATATTTTCATGTATTCCATCTGGTCAAATGCCATCTCGATGGGGATTGCGTATCTTTCGGCACAAGCTATGTCCCAGCGTTTCTTTACGAACTCTGAACCCTGGTGCTGATAATACAATGACGCTATCATCGCACCAAGTTTATCGATCTCACGTGTAATGCGTTGCGTCATCTGTGCTTTGATTTCCTGACCGCTGGCAATCATTCTTTCCACTTCTCTTGCGGTGGTGTTGCCGCCGGACTTAGCACCCATTTCGGTAAAGGATTCTCCCACCATCAACTGTGCTTTGGTATCCAGATATACCTGCAAACCTTGCGCCATTGTTGGTGCGAACCCTGTTATTCGCTGTGTGTATAATTCGAGGAATTCTTTCAGATTAGGAATAGGAACAACTTTCCCTGGACCACGATTCGCTCTATCCTGTATGCGTTGAAGTTTATCATCACCCAGTCTTGCATCGATAAACTCTTCCGGCATTAAGCCTAATGACATACTGTCCAGAGTTAATCGCAGAAGGAATGTTTGCGCCTGTTGGAAGTCCCCGGCTAAATCCGCAAGGCTATCCGAGATAATACCATGCTTTGATAACTGTGGCTTAATAACTACCACAGGACGCTGTCCATGCCACCACTGATTTGGGCGGAAGGATAACACTATGTTGGTCGGTTTATGCATGACCATGACCCAGTCTTCCGCCGCCGTATCTTCAGCGTTTTTCGGGTTATAGTGAAAATATACTTCGTAGATATCATACGGATTGGCGAGGAAGTTAAACGGATCATTCGTGGGTTGCTGATTAATTCCGGCTTGCTCTTCATCGTTGGATTTCTTAGCTTCAGTTTCCGGAGTGCGGTACTGTTCGGAAAGTTTCTTTACAGCGTCCTTATCGTAAATCCCAACTTCAACGCCTTGCAGCAATTCATTCCCGGTCACATTCTTTTTAATCCATAACCCAAATGACCTTTGAACATCGCCGTCAACGGAAGGTATTGTTCCAAAGTTTTCAATGGTCAATAATGAAACAACCGGACTGTCGCTGATAATCTCTTTTTTAGCGTTGGCTTTACGCTGATAGTCATCTTCTACTACAGCGTCCTCTCCTGTATCCCATCGGGTTTTGCGACCCATCAGGCGTTCCCAGCAAACGTACATACCGGCAGTGCCGTCATCCAAAGCACTCTTCATAACAGTTTCCATAACCTCTTCCATGCCCATCGTTTCTGTTATTTCCTGCTGCAGGAATGTCTGTATACTTTCAGCAAAAGGTTTCTTTGTTTCCCCTCTGCCGTCCACTGTCAGTACAGGATCGTTGCCAAATACCGCTCTCATCAACTGTGCTTCCATTGCGTTGCGTGATGTCTTAAGCATCGGCACTACCAGTTCGCACTGACCTTCCCAGCGGAAATTGCTGACAGGCTGAGCAGAGTCGTATAATTTGCGATTCTCCATGATTTTATCCATCAGCACACTGCGGTCCTCGATGGATGAATCAATGAAGGAATCTATCATTAGAAAAGCTTGAGTAGCCTCATCTTCATCTACATGAATTGGGGTTCGGTATTCTTTAACTGGATTTTTCTCTATCATAACCCTGCCCTGCCAAAAAGATTTTTGCGTGTTGTCGGGTCTTTGTACATCGACAATTCTTTGCGGTACTGATTGAAGAACTCGTCCACTGTAACGACTTCTCTTTTCGTTTCAGTCCTGTTCCACAACTCTGATAACGCCGTACTGCCCAAAGGTTTACACGCTAACGCCAACGCAATAACAGTGTCATCGTGCATCCCGTTGGGTGCATTATACTGTACCAGACCTGATTGTGGCAATACTTTCATCACATAACTTTTCAGTTCATCTTTTCGCACAGGATCGTCTAAAACCTTCAAAGTATTAGTCTGGAATCCCAATGATAATCTATCCATCAATTGCTTTTTAGCCCTGTTGTGATTGTCCCATGCGTCCACATTCAAACCCATTGCAGTCAGTGATTCAATAATCGGGTCGCCGATGGAGTTCTTCTCCGCTATGATGTATGTCGGTTTCCACAACTTCGACAACAACATCAACCGGATTGCCTGGACCGAATAATCCACCTGATTTGACCTGTCCAGATATACCTCTTCCTGTGCGGTTAAATCGACAACAGACATTGCTGTATAGTCGTTTGTCTTGCCCCAGTCCACACCAATTGAGTAAGTGTGTTCCGGGTTGTAAACTCTCGACCCCGGCTGAATGCAACAGCAATTCTCAATATTTGTGAACGCACCACCGGCATCGTCCATAAATTCTGCCAATATTTCCTGACGAAACGAATATTCCGGCATTGTCTGGAATGCGTCCAGTATTTCCTCAAACGGAATCAATGGGTTTTCCAACGGATGCGGTACACGAACAAGAGTACCATTGGAAATTTCACACCCTACTGTCGGAGCAACGAATGATTCCATTGACCCATCTTTGCAACCCATCGCCCTGATATGTTCACGATAATACCAGTTCCGTCCTTTAGGTGTTCCGCCGATTAACGCACCGCCACGTGTCGTCATCAGCATCGGTCTTAAAACTTCATACCACGCCTTTTCGCCTACGTCACCAGCTTCGTCTATCAGCACGTCATCAGCAGTAAAACCACGTGCGTTGTCCGGGTCATCCAATGACCGGAACATTATCTTTCCGTGCTTGTGCGATGGATTAGATGGATTATAAAATTGCAGTGTCTGTTCCGATTTTCGTGGCTCATAAAATCGGTAATCTCTTAACGCTCTTTCGCAGAAGTCCCATCCAATACTTACCTGGTCAGCGGTTGGCGCACCCCAAAATAAGTCCCTGCCATCACGCACTGAACCCATAATCGCACGAATAGCGAATGTTGTAGTCTTAAACCATCGTCTTCCTGCACTCAGGAAAACGAAACGTGCCTGTGAATTAAGAACTGCCTGTTGTCCGGGATGGGGATGAGGTAAATCAATACGAGCGTTAGTGGTGGAGTTAAGTCGTGCCATCTGTATCCACCTCCTCTGTGATGTTAATTTCCGGCATCTCCGCTACTATTTCCTGTTCCTCGTTTCCGGTCTTCTTAACTCCCCAGTCATTAACGAAATTAAACTCCACCTTAATCGTTCCCTGTTTCGCCAAATCAACCAGATTGTTATTCCTGCTGCCGACATCTCCAGTCATCTCTAACAGCATCCTCCGGTCATTATAGCCATCTCTGCCTGGTGCCGTAGCTGTTTCAATGGAAGCCTTCAACACCTCAGGAATGATATCAAGCAAAGCCGATCGGCGTAACTCGGTCAGTCGTTGCTGCAACTTTGGATTGCACAAATAACTCGACACAGTTCTCAGTGGAATCCCGGTGTCAATACTCATCTGTTTCTGAGTCTTTTTATAATTCTCAGGATTCAACGCATACACAACAAAGCCGTAGAGTTTTGGATTTTCCAGAATCTTCCGGTCCAACTCTTCGACTATGTCTTCCATCTTCGCAACCTTAGACGCAAGTTTCGCAACACTCATGCATTTATTTTATTCACTACATCAAAAAAAAGTCAATAGGTTTTTTAATCTCTTTTGTTATGAACATCGATGTCACGCAATGATGCTGAATGAGTCAGGAAAAATACTGCCAAAAGCAACAGCAAATCCAACGCCAGCCAACCCATCTTCACCACCAGGTCATCACTGTTTTCAACATGGTTATGCAATACTCTCATCAGATAACCG